GCGTAGCACCGATAGTTTTTCGTCTAATATTTTTGGCGCTTCAAGTTGGGTAATCGCTTCTTGAAACATTTCAAGATTTTTGATAGCAATGTCGGTTTGTATGCCCTTCATTTGCGCCGCTGTAAGAGTGATGGCCATCCCCATTTTTTCTAAAACATCGGTAAAAGACATGCTTGCATCCATAAGATTGACATTCATCGTCCGTGCAAGATTCTCAACTTCCATTTCTGATTTTCCAGAAATCCGCCCTAACTCTTTGACCCGTTTGCCGTAAGTCTCACTCAGCGCAGTGCCAACCTTCATTCTTTCCCCTTGTTCTTTTACTAACTTTTCCAAAAACTGTTTTGGTGTTACTAGTGCAGATTTGGATTCTTCTTCCGTTAGTTTTGAGCCGTATTTAGCTTGATTGTCTACAATGTCCTTAGCGGCCGCGCGCTGACGCCCTGCCTGAACCTCCCCAGAGCCTGTGGACACAAGTGCCGATGCCGCCAACTTGCTCAAGACCTCTCCCTGCCCCAATATCTCAGGAAAGATATTTTTTATAGACGAATCGCCGACCCCTTTTTGATTTGCAATTGCTAAACCCGCTTTCGCAAAAGCGCCCCTTTGTTGACTGGCGAGCATTGAAGATGCAGCGCCCTGTGCTGCTTTATTTTGTGCTTTTTGCTGGTTGATGTGGCCCATGATGCCGCCGCCAACAAGCCCGATAAAGGCACCAACGGCAGTTCCGATACCCGGGGCAATCATGCTTCCGATTGCTGCACCAGCCGCCGCACCCATCCCCGCACCGCCCTTGGCATTTTTGGCATTAAGGGCAGCACCGCCAAAACCAATTGCAAGACCTAACAATGGATTAAACATTGCGATAGATGCACCGAGAGCCATGGCTCCCTGCGCGGATGGGTCCATTTTCTGAGAAAGCAACCCCATCCCTATTGATGCCCCCATGCCAGCACCCATTCCCCTGTTGGCCTTTTGGACCGCTTGCCCGGCACGGCTTTCTCGGATGCCACGCGCACCTGAACCTATTTTCTGAAGTCGCCTACCCATCAGAGTTTTGCGTTCTCGCGGACCAGTCTTCTCGGGGTCAGCACTATCGGGGGCCCACCAGTTGTTGTATGCACTGCCACCGTAAAACTTGTGCATTCTTGAGCCAAGCCTAGACTTTGGGTTGAATGTGCTTGAACCGGGACCAGTTGTCGCACCAACGCTAAGGGGCCATAGTCCCTTGGCGCCACCGCCCGTACCAAGATACTGCGAACTCCCCACTAGCCTTTTGCGATATTTATCTGCAGCCCAGTTTGTAAATCTTCCGCTGCTGGCCCCAGGACTACTTGGGCCAGACCCGAACCCTGTGGCACCATGCCTTTGAGATTCCCCGTATCTTCGTGCTATCCAACTTTCTCGCCCGCGGATTATGCGCCCAGACGCAGTTACGGTTTTTCGCCCAGTTACCGGGTCAACGCGCTGGTCCGCAGGAACAAATACACCGGACCGAAACCGTTGACCAGTTATATTTAATTGGCTTCGGTCAATTGGGCCCGTGCCGCGCCCAGTTTCGGAAAAACTTACCATCCGGCCCCCAACGCGCTGTTGGCTCAATGGTACCGCCGGTGCACGAACACGAGTACTCGGACCAGAACCGGGCCCTGCGCCCGGTCTGCCGTAACCCAGGGACGGAGTAGTTACATTGTTATTTGCTATTTGGTATCCAGGGTTTGATTTAAGGCCGTACGAGGCGACAGGTCTACCGTTGACGTTTACCACGCCTGCGGTTACATTCATATTGGCCGCCTGCCGAATTCCACTCTGGGATTGGCCAACCCACCCGCCAGCATTGTTTTTCATTTTTCTTGACATAGCAATAATTCCGGCTAATCCAGCGAACGAACCAATACCGCCCTCGCCCCCACCGGTCATGGCCTTCATCACCTTAGTGAAAATGCCTAGAAAGCTTGTGAATTTATCTACCATCAATGTGATGCCATCAACGATTTTTGTGATGAACGGCATTGCTTCTATGAACATCGCTCTAACGACACTTACGTAATTGCCGATTCTCGTTATCAATGTTCCGACCGCTGTTCCGAATTCAAGAAAGCTAGTTCGGTGCTTTATAAGTTCAGCGTTAAATGTTCCGAATTTTTCTTTTAGTTGTACCCATATTGGGCCGAGAATGTTTTTGAGCATATCTTCAATTACCCCAGCGCCGTCAGTTAACGGTCTCAGGAAGTCAAGCATTCGGTTATAGCCCTCTGTGAACATTTTCCATTTGTCGGCCATTCTGGAAAACATGTCGACCGAATCCGGTAGATAATCGCGGGTTAGGTGAATAATTAAATCTGAAACCTTTTGGGCCGCATCGGAAATCTTGTCAATAAACCCGCCCGTGCCAAAGGCCTCAATTTCGCCAAAAACCCTTTGAAATGTGGACTTAAAAATGCGCGAAACTTCCTCAAGTTCTTTTTTGACTGGTGCCAAAAATACCTGACCAAAATCTGCAAACTGATTTTTGAATCCAGTCATCGTTGCTTTAAACATGCTTATCAAGGTTGAGTTGACTGCCGCAAATTGCCCCTCAACGCCACCCATCTTTGCCAGTTCTCCGCTGGTAATGGCTTTAATTAAGTCGTCTTTGCTTTTTTTTCCGCCCCTAGTTTTGACTAATTTCTCGTATTCATCTAAAGCCTTTTTCATTTGTGGTCCAAGCTTTAGGGCCGATGCTTTAATTGAGTCGTATGAACCACCTACTTTTTGCAGTTCCCCAACAAGGTCGGCGGCTGCTTTTGTGCCCGTTTTCAGGTCTTGACCGGCGGATGCAAAATCCATCAACCCCTTGAGCATTGACGCACTTGAGGCATTAAATTTCCCAGTCTTATTAATAATTGCCCCATAAGCAGCGACGAGGTTATCCGTGCCGACAGCGGCCAATTCTGTATCATGAGTAAGCATCCGCATGTTTACTCTGGCCTGGTTTAGGGTGCTACCAAATTCTTTGCGATTTGTTGTTGCAAATGCGTACATTGCTGCTTGCTGTTCGCGCATCGCTGCCGCCAGTGTGCCCGCGGCGATAGTCAGACCAGCCATTGCACCAGCGGTCATTTTCATGGCACCGCGATAAAGCTTCATTATGCCCTGACCAATGGCAAAAAAGCCGTGAACCAACATCATTGCGGCACCCAACAGGACCATTTCGGCAACGACGATTTTCAAGCTTCCCGTGACGAATTTCATCAAGCCCTTGCCCATCATTTGGACCATCTTGTCAAGACTGTCAAAATGTTTCTTCCATTTGCGGCTTGTATTTTTTAGGGTGTCAGCCGTTTTCCCATAATCCTGTATGGTCTTTTTCGCAGCGGCGGCATTATTGGCATTGCGTTTGCGAGACGTTCCTTCCGACCTGGCAAGGCGCTCAAGTTTCCGGCGAGTTTTGTCAATGGCAGAATCATCAGACGATACTTCAATCTTGATTGTGACTTTTTCGTCAGCCATTGGGTGCCCCAAGTAGTGGTAATAAGCCGACAGGACTAAATCTTAGGATTTGGCCCGCTTTGCTTCAGCTTCGCGGTCTTGTGATATAACTTTACCACATGCTAGGCGTATCAGCCATTCCTCATCAGTGCAATCAAGTAATCGGATTGGGTCGCAGCCGAATAGTTCTCCGAGCCGCGCCGCCGTGACGACGCGGGTGTCATCTACTAATTCGTCGTAGACCCCTTCGTAGGGTCCACGGCCTCAATTGTGTCCGAATACCCTGAGGCATCAAGAATTGCAACTGCGGCGGCCTCTACGTGTGGGTCGAGCCCGAAAAATGCTCGTACCGCTTCTGGGATTGGACGAACTTGGTCGGTCATGTGTAAAACCTCAGTTGAGGCGAAATTAAGTTCATAGCCATCGTTGTCAAGAACCTCATCATCATTGAAATGAATGCCCTGAGTCGTGTTGCCAACTACCCATGCCGCGAATTTCGTCGCATCCATCCCCGCGCGTGTCTCATCGCCGGCATTTTTGCGCCAGTGCTTCATTTGCTGCTGAGTGATATTTGGGCTGATGCGGAGTTTCACACCTGGTCGTTCTGGGACGTCAACGTAAACGTCTGGGCGAATAACTTTTGCCTGAATTGCGGCGGTCAATTTGCTCAATACCGTATTGCCGATATCCTTGCCGGATGTTTTCGCTTTAGCCGATACGGGCTTTTCATCCTTTGTCGCTGGCGTGTCGTCTTCGTATAGTTCACTGACCATATGGGTGTGTCCTTTGTTGTAATTGGTTGGCTTGATGTAAACCTAGCACGGCAGATGCGCGCAATATTGCAACTAAAGAAACGCCCAATTTCGCCCCAAGGGGCTATTTGTTAGACTTCTGCCGGGACGCTCACGTCGCTGACCGCAAAGGTCAGTGCAAAGGTTGCCGGGGCACCAGACGACGAGTCGCCGTCTGGCTCGGTAAGACCCACAAGGAGTGCATTTGTATAGACCCTATCGGTCCCCTTGACTTCAATGTTGCAGTCATATGTTTTGATGTTTACATCGTAAAAAACTTGACCAATCAGGGGGCGCAGGGCACGAATGCTTCTTGCGATACCCGTTGCCGCTGCATCATCGTCATAATGGGCCGTCAGCGTGATGTCACCAATTTCGGCTGGTGCGCACAATACGGTCGGGCGACTCGCGCCGCCTTCGTAGATTTTCTCCACGGATGCCGTAATCTCCCCGCCCGAAACTTGGGCGAACCTGAATGAAGGGGGGAAGCTTGGTGCCGATGCGCCGGTCGTGACAGTGTTGCGGTTGCCCTTAACGATTTCAGCCAGTACTTGTCTTTGTGCTACTTTTGCCATTTCCTTATTCCTCCGTTATTAAACGACTGATGTGGTCAGGTTTGATTTAATGATGTTGACTTCAATCTTGTCGCCGATGCTTGAAACCCTGACACCGATGCGGGCTTTTACTAGACCCGTAGCCAACTGGGCTACTGGGTTTAGCGAGTTGTCGCACTTAACCGTGTAGCCGTAGTCAAGTCTAACACCATTGGTGTTGAATGCTTCGTAAAGGGCTCCCTTAATTCTGAATCCCTCAAGCACCGCAATAAGGCGTGCCTCAATATTGGCAAACGAATGGTTCCGACCATCAATGGTGTGGAACAAGATGTCCTCAAGGGTGCGATAGCCCTGCGTGACAACATCGTTGACGGTGTCCTGTGATGTGATGAAGCGGTAATTTGAGTCATCGGTTGAAAGTGAACGAGCGCCATAAATACGCACCGTATTCGCAATTACCCGAATCGCATTTACACGCTCGTCATCCAATAGGTCCCCGTTGGCTTTGCTCACATCGGTGACCACGCCGTTGACCCATTGAGCCACTGATGGTAAACCAGCGTATGGCTGGTGAGTACCGGTAGTGTTGACAACAGCAGAACGCTTTGCCGCAACATATCCATCTGGCGGAGTAAGATTGTTTACACCAGCGACTGCTGATGGTACATACACCCATGGGTAGTACAGCGCGGCGTGTTCGGCATCATCAAGGGCGGACATTGTCTGACCGAGCGTCTTTGTTGTGGCAATGGAGTCAGATGAACCACCGTGCAAAATAGCGATGCGGTTGAAGTCATTTGCATGGTCAACAAGACCGGTATAAACGTCCGCGTGTGAAGATTCCGGACATGCAACAGCGCCCGTGCCGAATGAATCACTGAATAATGCAAGACCGGTAACCAACTGGGCATTAGATGGAGTTGAACCAGCAGCCCCGGAGGCAAGAGAAGTAGCTTCGACGGCGGCGGCAATTGTATCAACGCCAACGCCACTAGATGCAATTACATACTTGCTCAAAGTGGCATCCGAATTAATTTTGCCGATTGCAATTAGGTTTGTTGCACAGTTGCCAGTATTACCAATTTTGGTACCATTGTACGTGAATGAAATATTAATGGTGCCACTTAGTGTTCCGGCCGTAACCGTAACTGCTAAATCGTCGCCCCAAACTCCATGACCGTTGGCGGTAATGATGATTGCGGTCGCAGGGGTGGCATTTTCAATATTGAGCGTTGACGACGCAGCGCTGGTGCCAGTTACTCGCGCAACGTAACACTGGGTGCCACCTTCTTCAAAAAATGTCTCAACCGTCGGTTGCAGGTAGGCGGAGGATGAGTACGGACCGTAAAGAAGTGCGAACTCCTCAATGTTTTTGACGAGGGTTGCCGCCGCGGTTGGACCACGGTCTGCGATGCCGACAAAGAATGCCTGCGCGGCCTCAACTGTTGAGGGGGTGTTGGGACCTGTTCTTACTGCTGTGTTAATGACTACGCCTGGCATGGCACCTCGCTAGTTTGTCGTCTTAGGTGACGAATTTTGTTCGTCGGTTTCATTAGATTGTACCCAATTTTTTGCTTCAGTTGATGCAACTTCCACAACTTGCTCTGCGGGAACACTTTTCGCATATTTTTTTGATGGGGCGCTGGCCGCTTTTGGCACGTCCCCGTGAACCTTTATCGCGCCAGAAGCAATGGCCGCAATCATCTCCGGGGAACCAGAGCAGTAGTCCGCACTAATAATTGCCGAACTGCGTGGGGGGAAAACCACCCCGTTGTTCCCGATATCAAACCTGTCCCCGGTGGTGTTACTGCATAGGCAAACAACATCTGGGGTATCTGGAATCTTTGCTCCCAGTTTAATTTCCTGAAATGTCTTGCAATTCATAAATCTCCTGTTACCAACAACTCCTATATTGTACACGCTTATTATTAGGCATCTAACGAGAGGGCGGAATTCGGCCCGCCCGTCAGTTTTACCTTCATGTCAATTTCTTCTATCGTCCCAATCGTCCGTCGTCTGACTATTTCGTCAATTGTGAAATCGTAAGACAGGTAAGCGCCAGCCAGAACCCTGTCGCCCTTTAATAGGGTTAGGTCAGAAAATTCCTCCCTCAATGAGTTTTCGTCCATTTTCGCCAACCATGACACCCTGTCGTCGGTTGACCTCATTGACGGATAGTCCAAAAGGGCGGTTCGGACTACGGTTGTTAGCCTGTCACGCATGATGGTAACCTCCTCGGAACCGTCCGCCCGAACCCAGACGTATGTCCGAAGAGAATAGGTGACCCGATAGATGGGGTCGGTTGCATTGTAGTCAATTAGGTCAAACTTATTGGTTGAGATGGCTACGGTAATGATGGTTGGCCATGTATCAAGTGCAATTGGCTCGTAGGTAAGGTATTTGATTGGCGTCGGCAACTCCGTCCCATCCGCTTGCCACTCATTCTGGTAATCAATAATCCGCAACGGGATGTCGCTCTGAAGGTAGTCGCTGACATACGATTTAGCGAACTGTGGTCCGTGCATCAACTCCGTAATGGCGGCCATAGTGCTAGATGTTGGTGTTCAGTAGGCTGGATGAATCAATTAACCCATGCGCCTGGTACCGTGCCGCAGCTTTACCCATGCGACGGGCAAACATCGGCGGCTCAAACACGATTTTGCGCTTAGGCATCCGTGTTGTGCCGTATTGATGAAACTTTGCATACTCAAGGTCTGTTCCAAATTCCGCATACAACGGGGTAATAACATTTGGGTTGCCACGGAGACTGACCAGACTCCTGAATAACCTCCCACTCCTGACCATCAGGGGTGCGCCGGGGCGCGTTAGACGTTTCCATGAAGAGTAATCCGCACTAAGAGCATTCCACCGCTTGCCGCTGGGCAACCCCCCCTGGGTGAAGTTGGCGGAATTCCATGCCTCCATAGCGATTCTGGCTTCTTCAAAAAGTGGCACGAAATCGCGCCCTCGACGCTTCATGTCGTGCATTCGTTGAATTGCCCGTTTGGCATCCACTGTTATTTTAATTTTTGTATAAGTTGCCATTTATATCCTATTGCGTCTAAATTTCTTTAGAGCCATTAACTCCGACTCCATAAACCCTGTCGTCAATGGGGCCACATTGCGGGTTTCTAGGTCCTTCAGTCCAACGACATCATCATGCATATTTTGGATTTCTCGTGTCGCCGCCCGAAGAATCATTAATTTGAAAATTGGGATTGTGGTGCCATTAAGACCCGCCGTATAGACGATGGTCACTTTGTCGTCTGAAGATGCCCGGTATACATCGACACCGAATTTGCGAACCACGTAGTCGGTTTCTTCAACCAATAGTGTCCCCGAGGTCGCCCTTAGCGCTTGATAGGTGACGCTGCTAACACTTATAATAGGGGCATTCTCAACATACACGGTCATTGGCGGCTCTAACCATGTTGTCATACTGCCGCCGGCGTTCGTCCCATAGTTCGTCCCATAGAATGATGACTCATTCCGACTTGAGTTTGTAAAAAACGATGACATCGGAATTCCCGTGAACTCAGAATTCAGCCTAATTACTTCGGTAAACTCGGTTAGTTCTACGGGTCTGCGTAGGTATGTCTCAAGTTCGCTCTGGAGCCCTGCGAGGACGAAGTCAACGGCATCCATCTGACGGTTCGTCAGACTGATGTCCATGTATGTTTTAAGTTCCGCTAGAGAGACTAATGCCATGGTGTTGTTCCTTTACCCTGTTCCGCGCTGGACATCTCGTCGCCCGCGCCTAAAGTCACCCCTGCGAGAACGAGCCCTTGCTCGCGGTCTCCGGAAATCTCTAATTCCACCCCTAAGACCCTGTGTGAATAATTGCGCAGCGCGGCCAATGCGCTTCAGTAAACTTGTACCCTCTTCGCCACCAACTTCTGGGGTAGGCATAGACAAACTCCTCGGACCGTTATTATCGACAAGCCGATTTTACCATTGATTCGCCAAACGAACCGTGTTATCGGTCATCGTTTGGTGGGCGCTCTATGACCACACTGCCCAATTCCGCAGCCGGAACCTCAATGGGGACCCATGCCCTTGAGTAGGTGTGTTGGTGGATTTTTCGCATCTTCACCAGTGTCCCCTCTAGCAGGAGTTCTAGTTCGTCATGTTTCATGCAAAATAGGCGGTCGAACTCGGCCGTTGATACCGCTTTTGAAAAAGACAGCTTTCTGACAATCTGCGATAGCCGTTTTGCTACGATGCTGCCCCGCGCCCTATTCATCTGCACATGAAGAATCATCGCCTGTAGGGCTCCACAGTCAATATACGTCACTGGTAAAACGCCATTAATCTTTTCTCTGATGTGATGATTCTGTGATGCCAGATAGAACCGTTGATGCCCGTCAATAATTTCCCCCGTCCCCCGGCGCACCAATAATGGAGACAAAATCCCGTTGTCGGCTATTGACACGGACAGAACAAGGAGGTCGGGTCTGAGGATATATGTGGCCGCCCACTCCGATGGCTTAATATCTTCTATTTTTACCATTTCAACTTTCATCTAATATCACGTCCACCATTTCCGTTTTTCGTATTGTGTGCGCCCGTGTGCCGGGGCCTATCGGCGACGCCGATGTTACATTTATTTCGTTCAGCAATAAATTCCGAATCAGCCAACTAATAGGATATGAGTATTCGTCAAGAACATGCTTTTTCCTGAACTGAGCAACAAATGCCCTCGCTCGGCGCTGTTTTGTTTCTCCAACAATAAAATCATCAATGAACTTTCCGGCCCCACCGAAGCCGTCATGCGAATACATATTAATGAGTCCATCAACGTCAAAGTCGGGCCACAAGCGCCGTTGCGAGTCAATTCGGGGATACACGGTTACGAGTCGGTCATAAAACTCCGGCTCAGTCGCAATGACATCCCCGATTCTGCGAATCGCAACAGAGTGCAGGGGTATGCCGACACGAGTGTTGCTTCCCGTCAGCGCGGCGAGGTCGTAATACTCGCAATACTCGGCCCCGTGTTCTTCGGTGATAAATTTGAGAACATCGTCCATTTGCCAGTCGTAAATTATTTTAGCAAACCTTAGGGGAATTCCCTTTTTCATTCTGAATGGAATGACTATGTAGTTTTCATGCAATTTTTGCACACACGACCTATACCGAATCATTGATTCGTTCGCCCTAACGCCAGTAATGAATGCAACCCGGCCCGCCTTCCCCTGCATCGTGTAGTAATCAACCGATTCAGGCAAAGGGGCATCGTGGGTCAAGCCAAAGTGGGTTGCATTGATTGCGAAATCTGGCATTGGGCGAATCCAGTCACCACTTAACCGTCGTCGCTCGCTCCACAAAATGGCGGACTCTCGTCTGCCGAGAATCCAAATTTCCGCACCGTACGGAAGGCAGTACCACTCAAGGTCAACCCAGTCATAATCACGTACCTTCATTACGTAATCAATCACCACCGGGGACACCATTTCCTCGTCCCGGAAAATTACTTTCACCGGACCAAGTCCGCGTTCTTCGTGGATTTCTTTCGCTAGATAAAGTACGGCAGTAGAATCTTTACCGCCAGAAAACTGTATACATACGGTGTCAAAGGTATCGTAAACATGACGAATGCGAGCGCGCGCAGCATCCACACAAGACATATCAAGAAACAGACGTTGACGAGTCACTAAATTTCGCAGTGCTCGGCGATGAAATTCATCAATCTTTCCGAAGTTGTGTTGCCGTCAATTGACGGGCTACTTCTAAGCCACCGAATAAACGCGTACCACTTAGCCTGTTGCTCAACAGCATCAAAGACAATCGTGTATTGGACAATTGCATTGGCGGATTTAGAGCCAGTTGCGACCGTGCTCCCAGTGGCTGCCATCTCGGCATGCGAAAACTCATCCGTTGCTTCAAGGCTCCCGTTCATTTCCTTGACGAGTTCAGACACTGGGCGCTGGATGATTGGGGGGGTAAACGACGTACTTGTTGCAAGGTCGCTTTCTTCTATTGAGGACATCTCTTCAAGTGCAGCAATATCAAACTCGTCCCATCCGAGCCCTGCCATCAGTTCAGAAAACTCATCGGAGATTTCCAGTAACAAGCCCGAGAGCATGGCTTCATCGGTCTCACCCAACTGAGTGGTCCGGTTGTCCGCAATCGCAAAAGCAATAGCCCGAGACTCATCACCTTCAAAAAATATACATGCAATGTCTTCCCATCCAAGCCTTATCGCCGCTAATAATTGGTGGTTGCCAGCGATGACGGTTGCCGTACCGTCATCGTTGCGCCGAGCGACTATCGGTTTGATTTGTCCGAATTCATAATAAGACGCGACAATGGCATCAACATCACCCTTGTGGGGATTGTTCTCAAGCGGCTTGAGTGACGAAACCGGAACGGCAAGGCCAGATAATGACTCGTGGATATTACCCTTCATACCTGCGCCCTCACATTTGCATTAAGGGTTCGCAGTGCGTCAATACTCGTACGCAGGGATAGCAATTTTTCCCTCTTTGCCTTAACAAGCGCCTCGGCGATTTTAGATTCAAAGTCTTGGTCGGCAAGTTTATAGTCGGCCCATGCCTCGCGCTCGCGGATTGAACCCTTTGCGGAAAGATATTCTGTCGCCCATGCGCCCTTAAGCCTGGAATCCTTTTTGGCACCGTCGACGGCGAGGGTTTCAAATGCCTCAGTGTGACTCTCTAGTTCTTTAAGAAACCGCAATATCTCTTGCTCAATTTCCACCTGACTAATAGGCGCGCTCCGCATGTCTAGTTATCCTTTCGTGAAACATCTAGTGAAGACCAATCTACTGCCTTTAAGCCTTCTTTATTGACCTTTGGCCATTCAATTTGGCTCAACCCCAAATAGCAACGCGCCATCTCTTCCAGAATCCACGCATCACATTTGTCGTCGGCACCAGGGTTTTGCCACACAATCCCAGTTCGGGCAGACACCGCCGAAACAACTTCGTTTTTGGATGCATTACCTTTGCCCGTAGCAAATTTTGCCCTACAGGTTGGTGGCACCTCAATGTATGGAATCCCCAATTTATGTATGACCACCCTAACCGCCCCGCCCAGTTCGCCGATTGAAAACGCCTGACCGCTTCGGGAGGCAAACGAATAACCCTCGATTACCACGACATCAATAGAGAATTCACGAATAAGGTCAGAAATTGCTTCCGATAATACAACCAGACGCTCAACACCGCGCTTTGGGGTTCCGAGCACACCCGTCACCCCGTTGTGGCAATATCCCGTTGAGACAAGGGAAAGGTCCAATGCAAGCAGGTTCATGACTACGAATACTAATCCAACGGACGAAAAAACTGAGCAAGTTTCCTCACCCAGTTTTTTCGCCTATAACGGTCCTAAGGATTACAAGTGTACATAACGAGTTACCCTCAAAAGTGTAAGCCATTGACTTTTTTTATAATTTATTTAAATGTACACTTAGTATATCCGTGCCTCAGTCGGCTTCCCATCCGTGCTTCGCTAAGCCCAGGTCAAATGCCAATTGGGGATAATTCCCAATTCGCGCGTGACAGGGTCTGCAAACCGCGAGGACATTAGCTGGGTCAAGTATTGAACCGCCCTGTGAGCGCCTTTTGAGTTCATGCACATCGGTAGAATATCTGCACACGTATGTAACTTTTTCATCATGTTTGGCAAATATCGGGCACGCCTGACAAGTCGGATATAAAGAAAGAATCTCGGCAACGAATGGACGGCGCAGTTTGTATTCTTCTTCTTTTTTTGCACTCCGTCTACGAATCATTAAAAACCATTGCCACCGTATCAAACTCCCATTTTTTATCAAGCGCGGCCCAGAGGGCCTTGTCAATAGGGGTTTCTTCAAGGTCGTACTCTCGTAACAGAACTCTATGTTCGTTGATGGCGCGCCGATAGAAAGCGACATCATCCCATCCGGCTGATTCAAGGACTACATCGGTTTCAATCATCTTGGTTACATCGTCAAGACGTCTTTCAACATGGAATTTAAACCTGTTGATTTTTGAGGCTCTACTTTTGTAGGCATGCGATGACTCGTGCATTAATTTTTCTCCGTCAGACCCGAATGCCGCGTAGCGCTCTTTGTCCGTTTTTTCATCAGCATTAATTTGTTGTATCTGCGACTCAAGGTTTGACGCTAGAGACACCAGGGCATCTCGCCAGCCCCCCCAATTCTCTTTTTGTAATAGCACGGCGCGCTGCATGGGGGATAGTTTATTTTTGACTTCTTCCGCTACCAATTTTACAAAAGTTTCGTTTGTCATACAAGTGCTTTCCGTGGTTTGTTGTGTGCCGGGCAGATTGGCTTAAACGAGCACCAATTACATAGTTTTGATACCGTTGTTGGGAACTCTCGTGTTTCGCATGCGCTTAAGATGTCGGCGTGAACCGCAACGATGTCCGATGCGACTTCATCAATTTCCCGTTCCGTTGGTTTTTTGGTGAATTTTATGGCTTCTTTAAGGAATAGTAACTCCAACTCTTCAATAGGTAAATTGGTTTTTGCCTTTAGCAATATGGCATAAATTGTTAATTGATACCATTTTTCGTCAAGCCATTCTTTTTTCTTTGGGGCCTTGCCGGTTTTGTAATCGCTAATCCTCAATGCACCCGCATCTGTTAATGAGTACCTGTCAACAAATCCCTTAACGGGAACACTCCCGCCAATTGGGCCGTTGACTTCAATCTCAATACCCGCCGGAACAATCAACTCGGGATTCTCTATAATCCATAGGTTTTCTAGACACCACCACGAATTCCATCGGAACTGTCGCACCTGTCCACCAGTAGAGAGGACCTGTTTGACCTGTTCGCCCCATTCGGATTTTGTCCACACATAGGAACACATTGCTTTAGCGTTTGCTAAATTACGCTCACCCGCAGGGCGTGCATAAAAGTGCTCCAAGACCTCGTGCACAAACGAACCCATCAACAGCGCTTCACTAGTCCCCTCGGGGATTTTGTCCAGCCTGCTGTACTTGTATTTAAGTTTGCATTGCTTCCATGTTGAAATAGAAGATGCCGATAAATACGGCGGTGGGTTTATTGGGTCAGGTAATTTACTTTGTGATGAGAGTTCCATGGAAGGACAACCTTACTGCCTCGTCATGGAGTGCCTTGAGCATCTCCACGGGGGCGTCGGTTGCCTTACGAGGCTTTGGCAGGTCTCCTGCAATCTCAAGCCACTTGCTGTTCATCTCATCTTTCTGTTCCTTGTTGAAAGTTTTGCTTAGTGCCACAATCGTATTGAATGCTTCAATCGCTTCGTCCGATACAGCCGGTGCGTCCATCGCTAGCTCAATCTCTATCGCATCATCAGAGCGAGCCAAGTACAAAGCAACGCCAAGTGTTTGTGCTGCCTTTTTCAAAGCATCCGACACCGCGCCCTTGTAGTCATTGCCCAAATCAACGATGGCACCAGCTTTGGTGCGGTTAATTTTTTGCCCACCAATTCCGTCGCGCACCACGCGCCGAGCATATGCACCCTCACTCTCGGGGACGGTATTCCATACAAGGCGAACACGAGCGATTACGAAATCAGTATCAATTGCATCGCGTTCGCACATCTCTACCGTGAAAGACCACTGGTCGACGCCGAGGGTTTTATTCAATCGGTTGATTACCTCGCTCACTGGGATGTAGGTGAGGTTCGTGCCCCCCTTGCTTAAGTTCCGTTCCATTTCTGGTGGGAATGCCTCAGTTAATTGCTGATATATATCAGTTGTTGTCATGCCCTTGTCCTCCCTTTCGGATAATGATACTTACTTTTGTTTCTCCCGCAATACAGTAGTTATCTGCATTCAGACCTAATTTTTGGAGCGCCGTCACTTTCCAGTACGCGGGCTGCACGTAATCAAGCAGTTGTGCAATTAGGTCACCGGGGCTGACCTGAACCTCACCCGTGTCCATATCAATGGACATCTGATACAACTTCCCCGCCACCACTCGCGCTAAATCTTTGTGTTGCCACCCGGTTCGTTTGGTGCTATAACTTTTTTCCACTTCGCTACCGCTGACGAATATTGATGCGTTGTCCTGCATGACCTGGCTCACACCGTGCGAGAAACCATCATACACAACCCTCATGTCGGCTTTTGCTTGATGCAACTGAACCAATAGTTCGCAGGCTTCTTCAGCCGGTGGCTTTGTCGCTGTATAAAGACCAATCTCGCGGTCTAGTTCCATGAGTAAATCGCTTATCTGTTTAATGCGCTCTTTTAACATGTTCACCCTTCTAATAAGTTACTAACAGATGATACTCACTCTTTTCCTCTGCGGCAACCCCAAACCGGTTAAATGTGTAAACGCACCAGTCGCAGAGTCAACTTGGTCGTCGTGGTCAACGGCTTCAGGAAATGAGCATAATTCGTCCAACCACGCCGTCAACCATGCCCCCCTAAGCAACCTGACGTTGCCGTTGGCGACCGCAGCCGCAAATGGACGGGCGCGGGTTAATTTGTCGCCCGTTGCCCGCATCCCCCCAAAATCAAACCCAGGAAGAATATATCTGGCATATTGGTCAATAATAGCCTTACCAGACGAACCCGGTTCTTGCTCCATGCGGACCGGAACCCCATGACCGTCCTCATAGGCGGTTTGACTCACCAATTGTTCGACCTTCTCCCCGCTAACCCGAGCGCGCTTGACATCCAAAATGTACGATATGCCCTGGTCAAACAACATCAACGTACCAACGGTCCAGTCGGGATTCGGATTACTGGAACTTGGCTCGGTGGCGGCAAGGTCCCAAAATCTAACCGTTCTAGCAGACGATGTAATTTGCGGAATTTCATGTTGGTCCATAATGACCATTGATGTTCTGTCAAATAGGCTGCCGAGGGTTGTCGCCCACCAGTCCCCCTCTTCAAGCCGTTTTCTCTCAACGGGGTCCAGGGCTTGAAGGGCCTGTCGGTACGAGACAGCATCAATTCCGGGGTTATCCGTCAATTTGGACGGAACAAATATGCGATTCTCGGAGATTCCCTCAACGATGAACCGCTGTCTAACCCAATTGGGCGCTGGGTTTGAGGCACACCTCATCCTGAGCGGGACCTGTGAAAGCGGACCGCCAGATGGACGGCGCAAACGAGAAAACAGGTACCTATAGTCCGATTCTCGGATTTCCGTAACCTCGTCCATTCCGATGAATTGAAATTCGCTGCCCTTATAACGCAGATAGTCATCTTTATTATTAAGGTAACCGAATGTTACGCGAGCACCAGACGGGAATGTGGCGATGAAACTGTTGTTGTTCCAGTGGACATCATCGTACGCTGCGACCCATGTTCGGAAACGGTCCATGAGAGCACCGGGGAGCGAGAGGTCGGCAAATGTGCGCCTGAACAAAATTGCAGAGTACCCAGGGACATCTACGTACTGAAGCGCCGCCATTAATAGGGCGCTGGATTTGCCGCCGCCTGCGGCACCTCCGAATAGGGCCTCAAGTGCGTAACACCTGAGAAACACCCGTTGGTTTAGCGACGCATCTTCAGGGCAATACGGTGCTTCCTTGGGTTCGAGGTATTCAAGTACTTTTTCCCAGTCGGGCATTGTGTCTCCGTTTACAGTGTCCTCCTAGGTTAGACCATGATAATGGACTACAGTAGTAAGGAACAATTATGAACAAATTCATCGAGGGCACAAAAACGGCATTAAAAAATCGCAATACTGTAACAAATTTATTAATGGCATCATTTATACTGTGTACGGCTATAGGCGCTGGTCTCATATTCCCCCCAGCGGGATTAATCGTGGCTGGCATTACATGTGGGATTCTCGGAATTCTGTTAGGTCTTGAATAAATATGGCATGGAACTCGTCTAGGAACAAGGGCCTCGGTCCATCGGCACTAAAGTCCCTGATTGGGCCTGGCGCGCCCATCGCACAAAACATGGGGTTGGCTGGCAAGGCGTACACGGACTCATGGGACATTGAACGTGCATACAGAGAAGGGATGCAACGAGTTACATGGGTTGCAAGATGCATTGATGCCATTGCTGGCAACCAGGCCCGCCTGCCCATCATGCTACGAAAAGATAACTCTCCCGATGGCGAAATAATCTCACGCAAAAACGCCAAGAAATCATCGCTTCTTGAGGTTCTAAATACCAAATCAAACATTGGCGAAAACTCATTCATCTTTCGTTATCGGCTTTCATCCCAATTACTGCTTGGTACGCGCGGCGCATTCATTGAAAAGGTACGGGGTCGCAACGGCGAGATTATAGGGCTGAACCTTCTCCCCCCGCAGCACACCGCGCCAATCCCTGATGCCAAGAAATTTGTCTCCGGATATGAAGTAACAATGCCAAACGGCGGGGTAATCGTCATGAGGCCGGAGGATGTCGTGTGGGTACGCAGACCTCACCCGCTTGACCCGTATCTCTCACTTACCCCAATGGAGTCGGCTGGTATTGCCATTGAAATTGAGACCTTTGCAAAACTCTACAACCGTAATTTTTTAATGAACGATGGCCGCCCAGGCGGGATACTCGTGGTCAAGGGCGAAATCAGCGATGACGACAAGAATGAGTTAAAGAATCGATTTAGAGGTAATTTGGCACACACGGGCACGACAACGGTTCTCTCTGCGGACGATGGCGCCGATTACGTTGACACCAGTGCATCACCACGAGATGCCGCTTATATTCAAATGCGGCAAATTACCAAAGAGGAAATTCTCGCATCGTTCGGCGTGCCAGAAACGGTTATTGGAAATGCGGCCGGTAGAACATTTAGCAATGCGGCCGAGGAAATCCGAGTGTTCTGGATGGAAACAATGTTGCCCCATCTTGAGCCACTCGCTCGCGCCCTGGACGAACTTGACCCCGACAATTATGTGGACTTTGATTTAAGCGAGGTCCCCGTATTGCAACTCTACAAACAGGAACGTGAAAGATACTCAAAAGATGAATTGTCTCAGGGTCTCATAAGTGTCAACGAATATCGGCTTGCCAGCGGAAGAAAAGAAGTAGATGCCGACCTTGCGGATTCATTGTTAATGAACCCGAATCTAACCCCAATTGCAAACACAAAGAAAAAGATGGAAGAACCGCCAGTGATGATGGGCGGAGAGGGCGGTGCGCCTCCTCCTGGAATGCCACCAGAGGCTCCACCGGGAATGCCATCAGATGCCCTGCCACCAACAGAAGGGGCGCCTGACCCCAGCACCATGGCGGGTGCACTTGCTGCCGCAGCATCCGGGGTTGCGGGTGGTGCCCCCGAGACGGCAATTGAGCCAACGCCGCCAGGGTTGGCGGTCGCATCCGGCCCGATGTCGTTCAAGAGTGAAGAAATGGAAAATGCCCTTGAACGGTGGACTCAAATCCTAGACAGGTCACTTGAACGGGTTCTGGAAAGACAGCAACGAGTGGTTACGGAAAAATCGGCAGGCGCTAAATCCAGAAAAGCGCTATTTGCTGGGACCCTTGACATAGAGTCAATTTTCGGCATAGATGTTTGGGGAAAACAAATGGACGAGGACATCAAACCCGTTCTATCCGCAATCATCAGGGATTCAATGGAGATGCAACAAATGCCCGTTGATGCAACGGAGGTTTTTGCGAAAGCCAACACCCATATGCTCAATATCAAAGAAATAAATACGGACACACAGTCACAAATCCGAAGCGCTATTACTAGGGCGACATCGGTTTCCGGGGAAGAGGCCCGTCATGAGTACTTTAGGAACGAGATAGTTGAAATATTCACAAATGTATTAGGCAAGGTTAGATTCCAGGTTGTTGCCAACGAGGCACGACAGGCATGGGAGCAAACCATTTAGTTTCATTATATCCATATAGTGAAACACTTGAACAAATCGCATTAGTTGCGTTGGCGCTCACCAATTTTGGCTTACTATTTAAAACAGCCTTAACGAATGGTGACAAATGAATCAAGAAATAAAATACAAATCTGGAACTGGTCAGGTCAACATTGACGAAGCCACGGGGATTGTTGAGTGTTTCGTAGCCGGTATCGGCAATAAGGATTCCGTTGGTGACATCGTAATCAGTGGTGCGTTTGCCAAAAGCCTCACCAGGCGCAAGCCAAGAGTCGTGTGGGGTCACAGTTGGAACGACCCAATCGGCAAAGTTCTTGAAATGTACGAAGTTCCACTGGGCGACCCGCGCCTTCCAGCCAAAATGAGAGATGCCGGCGTAGGCGGACTGTATGCAAAAGTCCAGTTTAACCTTAACTCCGAAAAAGGCAAAGAAGCATTTGCAAGCGTCGCTTTTTTCGGCGAAGACCAAGAATGGTCAATTGGTTATAAGACACTTGACTCAATTTTTGATGCCAATCTGCAAGCAAATGTGCTTAAAGAGGTTGAACTTTACGAGGTTTCTCCCGTGCTCCATGGGGCCAATCACCTAACTGGCACAATTTCCATCAAACACGCCGAGGAGACCCCATTAGTGACGGGGAATCCGTTCGCCAGCATGCTGCGGATGATTTCACCAGAACAGATGCCCCGCATTATTGCAGTGCCAGCGTCTACGGAAGGCGAAGAAAACGGAGAAGAGGATATTTTCTCGGAAGGACTGGCTCAAAAACTTTCAAAGGAGCAGCAGGGTAAAATTCAGCAAGAACTGTCAGAGCGGACCAACTCACAAGTAGAAATTATTTCAGCAACGGAAGGTTCGTTGATTTTCAAGCGCACCGAGGACAGCGGAAAAACATCAACATTCAGAGTTGGCTATCACACGCCAGATAATTATGAAACATTTATGTTTGGCAAACCAGAGGCCTATACATCTGTCGTAAAACCAGAAGTAGAGCAAAACATCGTGACAAAGCCAAACCCAGACGAATTAGTCGTTGTGCCAAATGCGGGTGCGGCATACAGAAATGATGACGAAGACGAAATGAGTTCGTTGCTTGATGCTGTTAGTTCATCGTACGGGAAATCTGCCGTTACACACTTGATTGAGTTACCGCAATATGCCATTAAGGATGCACTATCAATGTTGGAACCGGTTTTTCAATATCACAAACTGGAGACATACACGTCCGATAAGGGAATTGGTATCAACGGCGTTGTGTCCGCGCAAGCGATGGATGCACTTCAGACAGCAGTTAAGGCCATTGGTCAAACAATCGGACAGACCGCTGGAACATTGCGGACAATAGCGCAAGGATTCAACCCCAATGCAATTGACGGTGATGCTGACGGTTTCGCGCAAGACAACACTGCATTCATGCGCCCTTACATCCCCATCAAGAAACCCAATGTTGACCTACCTGATGTCGGCGGGAAGAAACGCAATGCCACGGAGTTACTGGACAAGCCAACAATAGACACGGGTCCAAAATCAACCGTTGACCCCGCAACACTCGCTGGTCAACCGCGTCAAAGGGCATTGGCTGCCGGGACACTACAGCCACGGACGCGCGAAGACATGATGTTCCTTGCTGACAGGCGACCACTAAACGCTGGTCTTGCCAAGTACTGGGACATGAACGATTCTGAATTAAATCTTGCGGGTCAAAGGTTACTTAGCACCCGTCGCTCAACTGGCGCCGAGGGTCGTGATGCCGTTGATACCGAATTATATAAGGTCTCGCATGAGTTTGCCCGTAGAACTTCCTATGAACAGCAATTCGGCAAAAAGTTTGTTCCACCAAAGAGTGCAGCCGCTCCCACAAAGTCGCCGGTACGGGAAGATGCTCCGAAGCCAGTAACGAAACCCGAAACCATTGCCGCCCGCAAACTGCGCGCCGAACTCGACCAGGAGGAAGAGGACGCCCTAGACGATGACGACAATTACCGAGACAGTCTTGACGAAGATGATGGGGGTGCCTCACTTCTTGATGGTGACGATTTTGCTTCACGTGGCGATGATAAACCCAAGTACAGCATTGACACGTACAACGCATTCAACGATGCGGTCCGTGACTTGAGCGAATTGCCAATGACCGATGAACATGAAGACCGGATTTCGGATTTCATAGAAGAAGCAGCGGCGAATATTGCCCCCAAGGACCGTCACCTTACGTCATCCCCCTTCTATATCGAATACATGCGCGAGGAAGCCATTGCCTCGTTGCTGGGAGATGTCCAATCAGCAGACGACCCATCTTTCCACTACCCCGACATCGCCGATGCCTGGATTGAAGCCAACATTGCAGATGTAGAACCAGACGACGGATTTGCTTCAGCTGGCAAAAAGAGCTCGTGGGGTGAAATTCTAAGAGCGCAACACCCCGACTTAGAGCGCAATATGGTGGCCCAAGCACTGCGTTCAAGCTTCATGGACGACAAGAACAATAGGTCCCGAATTTTGAGAATGAATGACGAGGACCACGCAGACTTCAACAACATGGTGCGCAACGAAGCCCAGAGCATAGTTGATTACCACAACGCAAACGATGAGGGTAATGTCCGCACGGCAACCCTTCCGGACCATATTACACAAATGATTGATAAGTACGAAAAATCTTTGACGAATTACGAACCAGATGAGGGTCTTGGTTCACGCACTGATACAACGCCGTTTGATAAAATTGACACAGAGTTCAGCGGGGCACTTGACGGCGCTCACTACGATGCCCAAAACCAAGAATTGCATGTCGGTTTTAAGCGCACGGATGGCCCAACAAGTTGGTACACATATTCAGGGGTAACCCAAAAAGAAGTTGATGCACTTCACGATTCAAACTCTAAGGGCAGAGAAATTAACAAAATTAAGGGCAAGCACGATGTAGAAAAAGCCCGCCCAGAAACCATTGACAAGATTACGAGCCCGCCAAAGGCGAAGTCCCCCATTGAACCAATAGATGTCGCGGATAGCAAGGCTCTTGCTTCCGCCCATTACGATTCGGGCGCTCAGGAGCTTGTAGTTACCTACAACGGGCCCGACGGAGAACCGGGCGGAACATATATTTACGAAGGTGTAACACAAGCAGATGCGGATGCATTTGACAGTGCTCCGTCTAAGGGTCGTGCAATTAATGAAATCAAGCGCACCAAAGCATTCCGTAAAGCCAATGCCGATGAGGTTGAAACCAGAGAATCAGCGCCATCGTTGGACTGGGCTTCAGCGGACCCAGACGACAACACAATAGAGAGTGGCTCTGGGTTATCGTACGAAATTCAAGAAATAAGCTACGGCGGCGAGTTCAATGTCCGTGTCGGCAAGCGCACAAACAGTTATGCCGATGGACCCGGGTTTGATGAAATAGAAGAATCACCGACATTCACGAGCAGGGAAGCCGCTCAGAGTTGGGCCGAAAGATACGACCACGAGGTTGTCCTCAGTGAACAACGAGCCGACAAACTCGCAGATGGGCGCACCGAAAAGATTGATGTCTCACGCAGTTCTGCTTTGGAAAAAGCATCATGGAACGACCGCGACCAGGAACTGACGGTTAAGTACCGTGGCGGCGGAACCTACGTTTACGAGGGCGTGACCGAAGACGATTTTGATGACCTGAATACTGCCAAGAGCAAGGGCGCGGCAATCAACAGAATCAAGAAAACGCACACCTTCCGCAAGGCCGATGAAGGTCTTGCTTCGCGCGGCGATGGTATGCCCCCGCAAAGTTATTTTGAGCCGCCCGACTACGACGAAGTAGAAGTAACTGATGACGACATGGACGATTACTTTGAGAATAATGTCTACGGTATGGATGACGGAGAAAATGAGTTCCTAACGCGTTACTTCTCTGGTGGTCAACTTGGCACGGGGATTGCACCACTGGATACTGAATCCGACCCTTACATGGAAGTGCTATTTGATAAGCGCCCCGACTACAAAACCACGGATAGGGCGCTTGTAGAAAAGCGCATCGCTGAGTTCCAATCGTATCTTGAAGAGGGTCGACGGCGTTCGTACCGTGCCAATCTTGAAAGAAAGAAAAATCCAGATAAATACGAACAGGCGTACCAGGATTGGCTGGATGCATCCGTTGACCCCGATGATGTTGGGCAGTATCTCGCTGATAACCCGGAGGAATACGACGGCGGTTTCGGTTCACGTGGCTTTGGTCGCGCTTATGACGAGCCACCAGATGACTATGATTTTAATAATGACGACTACGAGGAATACTTTTTTGACAGAGTTTATGACGGAAACGGTTCGGTTCTACGTGAATCGGAGGATGAATTTCTAACGCGTTATTTCTCCGGCGGTGAACTTGGCATTCTTAATGCCGCCGATGAGACCGACCTGGGTTATATGGAAGAACTCCATAATAAGCGCCCTGACTACAAAACTACGGATAGGGCGCTTGCAGAAAAGCGCGTTGCCGAATTCCGTTCATACGTTGACAAAATAAATACACGGGATGCATTTTCTAATCCAGAAATGGAGAAGGCTTTCCGCGATTATTTCAATCGAGTAACCGATGCTGCGGACTACGACGATTTGATGGAGGTCGTAGAACGTAGGGGTGGGCGTAGCCGCTACGATAGTTTCGGTTCACGTGCATCAACGGAACAGTGGCCGACACCGTACGGCGATGAGCCAAGTGAATTCAACACCCGGGAAACACTAAGCCAAATCGGCCGAGGAAATCTCGGGGCAATTTCTGGCGGGCGCACAAAGATGCGTGGCAATGAAATGGTTCTTCCTGTCAACAAGGACCAACAGGTAATTGTTGGATATAACGGCGGCGCTGATACTTATTACGTGCGCGCAGAAAAGATTATAAATAGCGGCAAGGACAAGGGTAAGAACCGTGTTCTCGCACAATGGAACGATGTTTATGCCGAAGATGTCGGTGAAACCGCCTACAACGCTTCCCTGAGACCAGAATACCTAAGCGATGACAACAAAACTTTCTGGGAGCCAGCCCTAAGCGGTTCGGCTATTAACAAATTGGTTGACAAGCAAACGGGCAAATATTACGGCGCAGACGATGATGGTTTTGCCTCACGCGAGAGCATCCAAATCGACGAAAATATACTTGACTTTAACGAACTTGACCGCGACACACAACGCGATTGGTTGCAGGACTATTACGAAGAGTTCGGAGGACTACCCCCAAGTAATCGGAACCATGATTCGGATGCCGCGGAGGAAGAGTGGAATCGGATAGCGCAGAAAGAGCGCAGTGCGATAGCCGAGGAAATTCTTGCAAGGGTTGATGCTTTGCGTGCAGAAGGGGCTGACGAAGGTAATCCATTCCAGAAAAACGGCAACATACTTTATGTAGAGGAACTCGTCAAAAATGTCACGAATGTTGAATCGTCTCAAATTTATGAGGCACTAGAAATACTTGAACGCTTTGATAATGCAGGCGAGGGTTTCGCCTCACGTGGCAAGAAAAAATGGGACGACCTATCTAGCGATGAGCGCTGGAACTTAACAGAGAGCCAGTTTGAGGAAGCAGAACGAATTCGGTTTGAGGAACTCTTTGACGAGGGGTGGCCCGACGACGAGATGACCGACAGGATGGATAGTCCCCGCCTGACCGAAATTGCAGAAGAACTCGCAGAAGCCGCTTATGATAAAGACGGCGGCGGTTTCGCCTCACGTGGCAACACGTCTCCTGGTAACAGATTTGACAAACAACATTACGATGAATTCAGCAACCTCTTAGAAGAGGGCGGGATTACTAGCCTGCCCGTCAGCGATGACAATGTTTGGGATGCACTCAACGAACGGGTTATGAGCTACGGAACAACTGGTAGTCGGCGAGATAAATGGAACGAAGCTGAACGCGACCTTATTAGACAAATGTCCAGTGACCAGAATAACGGTAAAGACGTAATATCGGAATACAGAGACATCGTTGATGCTTGGCTTGCCGATAAATACCCGGACGATGATAAATTGCCGTTTTTCAAGGACGAAGAACCTCTTGACCTTGACAGAGATGCATTCACGGAGCGGGCAAATCGTGAGGGCTTGGCCTCGCGTGGTGCACGCCGTTCAACTGCCGAAATGCTTGATGAGTCACGCAATCTTATTGAAGACCCGTCTCGTTTCCGCAAGCGCGGTTACGAACTCACCGAACTAAATGATGCCGACAATGCACAACGCGGTCTTGACGGACTTCTTGAATACCGCAAACAATTAATTGAAGCACGCAACCGCGCCGCTGATGAGATGGGGACGGCAAATGGATACAACGGTCCACCGCGCGGTAAAAACTCGCGTAATTACGACATCATTGAGCAAATTGCGGCCGGCGATGACGATGATTGGACCCTGCTAGACGAGTATGGGTCTGCAATCCAAGCCGCTGATGATGTACTTGATAAGTACCGCGCAGACCAACAGTTGGCGAGAGACAGAGAAGAACACTCATCGGGAATCTGGAGCGAGTTGCAGAAGCACGGAAGGGCGAATGTTGACACTGACCTAGACCACCCAAAGTGGGGAGCAACACACGAAGAACAAATAGACTCAATGAGGGATGAAATGTCGTCTCATCTTCTCGGCGCTCGTGACATGGTTACGAACATGCCGCTTGACGATAACGATAATGAGACACTTAACGACTATGACTATATAAATTCAGAGCAAATCGCACAAATTGACGAACTCGATAAGAAGATTCGCAACGCGAAATCCCCTGATGACATAGATAAACTTAGTGACGAAGTTGACGCGATAGTCAGCCAACTTACGGACCAAGCCGAGGAACAGTATCGCAGGAATGAGGCATTCCGCAACTACGAAATGGTCAGCGCCCCGGAGGAAAGTGAATGGAGTGAGGCCTATCCGACCGACCTTTATTCGTTTAGTGGCGGAGATGATGACAGTTTCGCCTCGCGCGGCACGGGGTCAAAAAAGTATTCTCCTTTTGGCGAAGGTCAAATAGCGCAACACATGGATGAACTTGAAACTGGAGGTCGTAATGCCGATGGACCTCTGCCACAACAATATAATCGCCGTGCCAAAACAATTCTCGATAACTGGAACAGCCTAAGCACTGAAGAAAAAAGACAATATATCAATTTAGCCGATGACGATGAATACAGCGATGATTTGGGGGACTTGGGTAGCATTGAGGAATTTGTCAGCGCACTAGAAACAGCGTACATGGATTCTCCCGGTTACGAAGATGACCGCGCGTCATACATGGGTTCCGGTGGTGACGATTTCGCCAGCAGGGGCGCTCAGCCAGATTATTCCTCAATAGAAGTTGTTGATGTATCTGGTTCAAGTGCTCTTGAAGATGCCTATTACGACCCAGAGGTATCAGAACTGATTGTCATGTATCCCGGTGGAAGAATCTACATTTACGAGGGTGTAACTCAAGACGACCTCGCCGAATTCCGCGACAACACCAGCAAGGGTCGTGCTATTAATGACATTAAGCGCACGCACTCTTTCCGACGGGCCGATGAGGGAGACAGGGGAAATAGGTTCGCGCGCGAAGGTTCAGATGTCGCTCAAGAAATGGAAAAAAATCAACTTGATTCAATCTGGAATAGACTAAAACCAGAACACCAAATCAGTTATCTCAAGAGGGTAACGGACCACGCAATAAGCAACGGTTCTGGCGAGTCAGCAGACGACCTTGTAGAAGCCGCCAAACGACGCGCACTCGACGACAGAGAGATGGCATCGCTAGAACGCCAAGCCGACGCCGCCGGATTGGGTGGTCGCAAAATTGATGTTTCCTCAAGCCAAGCCTTGAATTCAGTCGCGTACGATAAGGACAATCGGGTTCTATCGGTTGAATACCGTGGCCGCAACGGTGAGGGCACTGGCAAAATCTACGACTACGCCGATGTCCCAGAGTCTGTAGTAAGCGATTTGGAAAACGCTGACAGTCGTGGTGGTGTTCTTCGGACCATTCGCGACGATTACGAGTTCACAACCCGCGATGCACTCCCGGCGCACGCTTACGAAGGTTTTGGTTCACGCGATGATTCCAATAAGCCAGACCCAATTGATGGCATATTTGACGATGCTTCTACCGAAGCAGAATACCAAGCCCGCATGGACGCGAGACGAGATGCACGCCGCGCAAAAAGTCCAGGCGGACTCACTCCGCCTCAGATAACTGCTAAAAAGCGGGCGGAAACTAGGGATGCGAGGGAGCGTGAAAGAGTAGCCGCTGAACGCGCAAACTGGACTCCAGAAGATTGGGCAAACCTAAACGCTGACCTTGAAGAAGATAGGGGCCGCGACGAAGCAGGCGACGCCCGCAGCGGTTTTGCCTCACGTGGAAGAAATCCGCAACGCGGCATACGACGGGGCAGACTCATTGATAACGACAACACATTGAGCAAACTTCAAGAACAAATGGAGAATGACCTTGACGACGGGGACGCCGTTAATAACTTTGCCCTTGCCGTCACCGAAGCAGTTATCCCAAGCGGGACCGGAAACCCACGACGACGCGAAGGGCGCGGGTTCCAGGCTGAACAGATGGACCAACTTGACGCTATTCGTGATTCACTAGAGCGACTCGGAATTGAATACCTAGCTGGTCGCCGCGGTCGTGGGCGAGCAGTCGATGGCGAACTTGCGCAACGTTGGGTAATCACAGATGCAGACGGGTTTGTATATGACCTAGACAACGGAACCGTACCGGCGCTCGCGTGGGCAGGAATGAGCCGTAACGACAGGGCTGCATTTGCAAATCAACAAATTGACAGAGTGCTTGCTGGTGGTGGATTTAATTCCCGAGACGAATTGGGCCGCGGTGGTGGTCGCCCAAAAGATGACCCATTAGCCTCATTTAAGGATTTACCCGAAGGCGCAATAGTCACACTTGTAGGCGACGAATTTACAATCAGCGGTTCTGACGGTTTTGGTTCCAGATTTACATATGGTTCTGAAACCGGCATCAAAACAAAAGATGAAATGTTTGAGTACCTCAATGCGCAATTAATTGAAGCCATTGAGCAAGCCGACCCAACATCTTGGAAAATGCCGTGGCGCGTTACATCAATGCCAAATAACCCGACCACCAAAAAACCTTATTCTGGTTCTAACTTTATGACACTGGCGATTATCGGGTCTGCGCGTGGGTACGAGAGCAAACAGTGGGCCGGATACGGACAATGGGAATCAGCCGGTGGTCAGGTGCGCAAGGGCGCTAAAGGCGTGCCAATTTTTGTTCCGATTCCGTTTAAATCAAAGGACAAAAAAGGCACCCTTGACCCCGCAACGGGCAAAGTAGCAGAGCGCAGTGGAATGTCGTGGAGGGTGATTCGGGTTTTCAACCGCGATGAGGTTGATGGTCTT